CTTTGGTCTTATAATAACGAAAGACCTAATATGGCTATAGGTGGTATAACGCCAATACAAAAATTAGCTTTGGCAGCTTAACTCTCTACTCTCTACTGTGATTAAAAATGGGAGGATTACCAAATAATGATTCAAGGAAAATGTGCTTAGCAAATAATCTTCTCTACTTTTATCGTAGCTCTTAAAAAAACAGTGGTAAAAACTTTTTATTTCAAGCGGCTTTATTATATTCAATATGTGTATAATTGAGTAAAATATAGGACACTTATATAGGTTTATTACTTTCTCATCCACGAAGATTGTAAGAGGTGCATTTGTAGATTCGCGAGCTTGTACTAAAGATATTAATTGATTTAAAGCGTCTCGGTCATCAAAGCCGTTAGACTTAATAAATTCTACTATGTTCCAGCTTTCTTTTTGTAAGTATTTTATTAAAGCTTCTTTGACTTCCGTAAAAGTACCATCCATGTCCCCGTTTTCATGTGAACCCATGAATATTATAGCTTCAGGAGTAGGATTAGTTTCGTCGGTTTGATTATTAGAAGATTTATTATTTTGATTATTCATATGGTTACCCCAATTTGATTAAAAGTTTATCAAATTTTAACCACCGAGAAGCGTAAGACTTTGGTGGTTGGGGAGTTAGTAAAACCGCAAATGACAGTTTGCAATAGCTTTTAGATTTAAAGTTTACACCTTAGACCCTGTTATATATGCTGCCGCCTCCCCAACCATAAGAAAGCCGAGGACTGTATTTAAGACTATATCATTTAATGGTAGATAATTACCACATTTGCAAGAGGTTACTACACCCCAAAATAGCATTGTTGCCATTTCAACTATGATTTTATACTCGGCTCTTTTTAAATGTCAAGTGTATTATTTAATTTTTTTATTGGATAAAGTTTATTTGTGTCTTCAAGAACACATAGCTATAAATTAATTTATATAATAGCCATTATAGCAGCAGTTTATTACTTAAGCTACCTTAATGACATGTATTAAATCGTGCTATAAATAGCCTTAAAACGCTGAATAGAGCTATCCTCATTGCAGAGCTAAGTGTTTCTTTATATAATTGTATTAAATTGTGAAAGTCAGTAAGCTTTAAGCTCGGCTCTAGGAGGTCGGTTATAAATCCATATTATTTTGTAATGGTCATGTTAAGAACTTTCATAATTATATAACTAACTCCTCATTTCCTTTATTTAACAAGGATTCTAGCTATTAATATTAACTTACTTATATGTTCTATGCTATTGATATGATAGTTTACGTCACATTTTTCTTTAATATTTTCCGTTACTTATACGTTATTTTCTGCAAATTCCACCAGTTTTAGCCACTTTTTTCTAAAAATATGTACCAAAACAAAGATGGGGGGTTATTCCTTATAAAATAAGGGGTCGGGGGGCTTTTTGTAAAAATTTTTTTTAAGAGAATTAATTGTTTTTACCAAAATTTTTCACTTTTTGTAACTATTTATTTTTATATATCATAAGTAGAAAAAGCTATATTAATATAGTTGCAAACAGATAATAAAAAAGCTATAATAAACCATATAGATACAAGATTTATCTCTTGTAACCTAAAGTTAAATATAGTTTATATATGAGTAGCGATTATCAACCAAAGAATTACGGCTTATTCGGGAAGTATATAGCCAAGATATCAAAAGCCATAATTAGCAAGCTTGGCTCAAGAGAGAATATTATAACATTTCTAGAAGAGCTTTGTAGACGCGGTGATATAAGGCTTGCTGCCGAAAAGACATTAAAGAATTTAATATCGCCGCTACTGCTCCATAAAATTATTAATAGTGATAGAAACTTAAGCAAATGTGTAAATCTTGCTAAAGGTTACGCATCAGGGATGACGATAGTAAAAGCGGAATCAGTTTTATATGAGCTTGGTGTTAACGGCTGTCATAAAAGCTTAATGGCGTATCTAAAAGCTAATTCACCGAAATATCAAAGCAATATTAAAAATGTTAGCGAAATCAAAAAACCGGATAGTATGGCGGCAATTTCAAATGACATGGATGTTTTTGAGATAGAGGCTTACGGGCTAGATAATGAAAATGAAGAAGAAAGTAGTAAATAGCGACGTCAAGAAACAAAAGATTATCAAGTTTCCTGTTGATTGGTCACCTTATCCTTTTCAATTACCTTTGTGGCGTTATTTATATAATGGCGGTAAGAAAGCAATCGCCATATGGCACAGACGAGCTGGTAAAGACATAATGGGTATTAACTGGATTACGGCAGCGGCACTTAGGGAAGTCGGGATATATTGGTATGTCTACCCTACTTACAACCAAGCTAAAATGTCTGTATGGGATGGCATGACTTTAGACGGTCGTCCTTATATGTCTTTTATCCCTAAAGAGGCGATCGCAAAGAGTCAGCAATATAAACAGCGTATAGTACTTAAAAACGGCTCGGTGATTCAATTTGTCGGGAGTGATAGATACGCTACTATTCGTGGCAGCGGCATTAAAGGAGCGGTAATATCCGAGTACTCTTACCATGATCCAAGAGCTATGACCTCGGTAATAGAACCTATGATCGTTCGCAATAATGCGTGGCTGCTTTATTTATATACGCCTGCCGATGATCCAAAATTAACGCATGGTGAGGAATTATATTTAAAATATAAAGATGACCGGCAAGCTTATTGTGAGATCAAAACTATAGAGGATACAACTGACCATAGCGGCAAGCCGTTAGTAAGTACAGCGAATCTTAAATCTATTGAGATGACTACGGAAGAAATAAGGCGGGAATTCTATTGTGACTTTGAAGCATATCGTTATAAGCGTGCAGATCAAGGAGGGACGTTTGTAGACCAATTACGCTTAGCTGAAAGCGAGGGACGAATTACGCACCTGCCTTATGATTCAGTTTATAAGGTAAATACATATTGGGATGTCGGCATAGTTGATTATACGGTTATATGGTTTGTGCAGGAAAAGAAAGAGAGCATAGACATTATAGATTTTTATATTAACCGAGGCAAAGACTTAGAGTTTTATTTAAATCATTTAAGATTTCGACCTTACAGTTACGGCAGAAACATATTGCCGCATGATATGGCAAGGCGTCAGATGCCTACTTTAGATACGAGACTTCAACAAGCAAACGAGATAGCCGAAAAGCTTTGCTTTGCTCCTTTTGAACTAGGACGAAAATATTTACGAGAAGAGATGATTAACACTGCTCGGGTTTTACTTCAGCAATCTTATTTACGAATAGATGAGCGAAAATGCAAAGAGGGAATAAACGGACTATATGAGTTTGACGCTAGCAAACGCACAGCCCACTCAAGTTCGACGAGATGTACGGATATAACGGAAAGCTTTTGTTATCTAGCAATGGACGCTAAAACGGCACAAGAGAAAGAAAACTTTAACATGGGCTATTTACGTTATAACAAAGTATTAGGTGATTATAACCCGTTTAAACTTGTAAATGATAGTATCATAGAGAGCGATTACGACGCCTTAGATACAAAGATACAAGAGATGTAGAGAAAAAATATTATGGGACTTTTTAAGAAAATTTTAAAACCGGTTGTAAAATTAGTAGACCATGTTGTCCCTGGCGGTAGATATTTAACGGGAAGTGAACAATCACGACAAAATCGTCTTTATCAAGGGGCATTAAATGAGCATAACACTTACGCTCTACAGGCACAAAGTAATATCGATAATTTTGGCAGGCAGCTAAACGAGGCGATGGGACGCTTAGAGAGTTTAAACCAGCAGCGGCAACAACACGCCCAGCAAAGCGTAGTATTACAGACTCACGCCGAACAGTATCAAAGAGGGATGCAAAACTTAGAGCAACATAGGATGACACTCGGAAACGAGGCAAACGCTTTATATGAGCTTTTTGAGAATTTTAAGAGTAAAGCCCCTGGGCTAGCCGGTAAAATAAGCGAGGTGCAGAAAATTCCCGTTAATTTTAATCAGATGTTCGATTCCGTGCTACAGAGAAAGGAAAGTTTAAGAGGTTTAACGGAAGATGAGGCGGGCGGCGAGATTAGAAGATATAGGGGCGACGTTGAAAACTTGAACAAAAGCCGTGCTGAGATGGAGCAGAATATCCGTAAAAGCATGGATGAGATAGTTAGAAACCACACGGAACTCGGCGGTGAACGTTCAATTTTAGAGAACCGCCTTAATTCATACGGTTATGCTCAAAATAGATTACTTCAGGAAGAGCGGATCGTTTTAGCGGTGTTAGGAGTAATTTAGAGAGCCTAAAAGAATTACCAAAATGAGGGGGTAAGACTTGAAAACTAGTATAATAGCACTAGTTCGCAAGCACAAGGTTTAAATAATCAGTTAGACGATTATAGTAGAACTGCCCAAACTCATTTAGAAAATCTAGCGAATACTGCAAATTTTAGAGCCGGTAAGCTGAAGAAAGCGAGTTCTAATACCGGGATATTGCGGGGGCTTGCTCTTACGGCTTTAACATTCGGAGCCGGTAGTTTGTTAACGCCTGCTGTAGCTGCCGGAGGAAGCGGGGCAGCTGCCGCATCTTTTGGAAGTTCACTGCTTGGTTCTCTAGGGTCAGGTTTACAATATATAGCTCCGGCAGTAGGTGCAGCAGGATTTTTAGGAGCAATGAATAAAGCTAAGCTAGCCGGAAAGCTTGAGAGAGTAAATTTACGGGAAAATTTAGGAAATTATAGTAACAGCTTAGGCGGGCTTACAAATAGAGCTAGTAGTTACGATAAAATAGGGCTACCTGATCTTGGAGGTTTAAAACAATCAGTTTCACATTTTGATATGCCGACCGTACCGAAAGTGCAAGATTTACCAAAACTTAGCGAGTCGCTAGGTAAAGTTGTTAATACAAGAGACGTAGAAAGTTTAGGCTTAGGTCTACCACAAATGACATCAGCTTCAGGACGCCAATACAGCTCTGAAATATTATATGATTTAGATTTTTTAAAGAAGCTGAAGAAAGTATCAAGAACTATAGGAACACCTTACCTGCGGGGTAATAATGCGGTTAATAGGGGTAATGTAGCTTATGCGTGACGAAATAGCGGCTAAAATCGAATATTTTGAGCTGCTTAAAACCAAGCGGGAAAAATGGGACAATGTTTGGGAGGAGCTAAAAAAATATGTTTGTCCGCAAACAACTAGTAATAAAGAGATATTTGACTCTACCGCTATTTGGTCAAGGAAGCAATGGGCTTCAGGGATGCAAAGTTTACTAGTTAATAGAGCTATAAAATGGTTTAGTATTAGTCTTTTAGAGCAAAGCAATATAAATGGTGAACAAGAGGAAAACTTAAACGAAATAGAAGAAGTGAGGGTTTGGACGCAAATAGTAGAAAATACTATTTTTAATATATTTAATAATCCAAGTTCTAATTTTTATAACCAAATTCACGAATTCTTTTTAACGCTTGGAGCTTATGGCAGCAGCATATTTTATATGGAGGAAGATTTAGAATTAGCTACAAACGTATTTTTTCGTAATATCAATTTACAAGAATGTTATTTTGAAGAGGACAAATACGGCTTTATAAATTCGATGTATCGTTTGTTTAAGCTAAACGTTAAAACGGCAGCAAGTAAATGGTCTGATTTTGCTCCGTTCAAAGAGAAGCTACTTAAAAGCCCTGATGAACTAATTGAAATATTGCATGTGGTAACGCCAAATAGTGATAATGTTAAAAGCAAATCTAACCGCAAATCATCACATGACTATAGCTCCACTTATATTTATTTAGCAGATAGGCAAATAATATCAGAGTCGGGATACTCATATTTTCCTTTCTTTGTCACAAGATGGATTAAAGAAGAGGGGGAAAGTTATGGCTATGCTCCTGCAAGTCACGTACTACCTGATATAAAGCTGTTAAATTCGTTTCGTAATACTACGGCTAAAGTGTCGCAGCTACAATTAAGCCCGGCTCGTCTAATACCAAAAGCCGGCTATCAATTACCGCTTCGTAATACTCCTGACGCAGCTAATTATTATAATAACGGCACTCAAGATAAGATAATAAACCTTAGCAATATCGATAATCCGATATCTACCGAAATGCAGCAAGATAAATGCCGAGATGCTATACTCAAGTCTTTCGATATAGATATTTTCCGTATGCAGAAAGAAAATAAAGAGATGACGGCGACGGAAGTACAGGCAAGAGTCGAGGAACAAATGCGGATGATGTCGCCGATGATCGGCAGAATTGAAACGGAGTTTTTAAATCCGTTAATCAGAAGTATATATAAAGTATTGATTAAATATAACAAACTACCGATATTAGAGGGAGTAGGCAATATTGAACTCGACATTACTTATGTTTCGCCACTCACGAAAGCCCAAAAATCTTTAGCTATTAACGGCATTGAGCAAGTAATAGCTTTCTTTCAGCATAGCGGTATTAGTAATTTTTATCCTGACATATACGATAATATCGATTTCGATAAATGTTTTAAACTACTTGCCGAGCTTAAGGGAGTACCTGCGTCACTCTTGAAAAACGATAAAGAGGTAATGCAAATTAGACGGCAGCGGCAAGCTACGCAATTGCAGCAAATGCAAGCCCAGCAATTACAACAATCGCAATTACTACCGCAATAAATAGTTTGATTTAATTTAAAAAATAAGTAGATTATGAAAATTCTAGTTGAGCCTAATAAAAACGAACTAAATAATTTAGATACTAATTTAAGCGAGCAAAAGGCAAAAGATTTATCTCAAATTTACACTAGCTTATTTAGCGGGGGCTATGGTAAAATAGTGTTAGAAGATTTAGCCGAAGTAAGCGGCATGCACCGCAGCAACTTTATAATAGATAATGACAGACATACGGCTTTTCTAGAGGGTAAACGGGATTTGTTTTTATACATATGCTGGCAAATAGAAAATAATATAAGTAATATGAAAGAAAATAAGGTAATAAATCATGAGTGATATAATCAGCTTCGACTACGCTATAAAATATTTACTGAAAGATAAAGGCGATTATGAAATAGTTGAGGGGTTTATTTCAGCTATTCTTAAAGATGCCGGTTATAGTGCCGTAAAAATAAAAGCTTTGCTAGAAAGTGAGAGTAATAGAGAAGAAAAAGGATTAAAGCGTAGTGTAGCAGATGTAATTGTTGAAGACGCACAAGGGCATAAATATATAGTAGAAATAGATCGCTCATATACTAATCTTTTCCTTGATAAAGCTTGCTTTAACACTAGTAGATTAATAGTCGATAGTATTGCAAAACGAGATGATTACTCTACTATTAAAAAAGTATTCCATATAAATTTATTATATTTTTCTTTTGCGAACTTGAAAGTACCTTTATATCATGGAAAAACCGTTTTTAGAGAAGTTGATAAGAATCATCCAGTAAACTTACATTTAGCGGATATGGGGGGGCGAATATTTGATGTTCATAATATATTTCCTGAATATTTTATAATATCTGTACCGTTATTTGATGATGTTATAAGGGATGAGATGGATGAATGGTTATATGTAACAAAATATTCAGAAGTAAGAGAAGATTTTAAATCGCCTTATATGAAAAAAGTAGCGGAACGGCTTAATATACTCAAAATGTCACCTAAAGAGCGTGCAGCTTATCATGAATATATGAGCAAAACTTTAAAAGAACGTGATTATATAGTTTCGGGTATTGAAAAAAGAAATGCCGAAATAGCAAAGAACTTGTTACTTAAAAATATAGATATAAATGTAATAGCAGATTCTACAGGACTAACTACAGAAGAAATAGAAAAGTTAAAAGCAGAAATTAAGGAATAAAAAGCCGCCGTGTCAAACTAAAAAGTTCAATCCTGCTAGACGACGCAGTCACGACGTACTTATACGGTAATATTATATTATATAAATTGCAAGTGTTATTTTTTAAGATTAAATTTTTAGTAAAAAATAATAAAGCCGGTCGTTACCCGCTACGCTAGTATAACGACCTCTGTTGCTCATTGTTGCGGAATGAATGATCCCACATAAATATTATAACATCTAAATATTCAACCTGCAATAGTTATTTTATAATAAATTACAACTTAGCAGCCTAAATATTATTTAAGGGATTAAATTATGACTGATTTAGCAAATGAATTAACAAACGACAGCAACGAGAACGTAGCCGACTCTTGGCTTGCAAGCTTACCTGATGAGCTTAAAAGCTCCAAATCACTTAGCAAATTTAATGATGTATCGGCACTTGCAAGCAGTTATTTAGAAGCTGAGAAAAGCTTAAATAGCCGTGTTGCTATACCTAAAGAAGATTCATCACCTGAGGAGTGGAATAAGTTTTATACTCGGCTTGGACTGCCTGAAGATAAAAGATATACGGATAAACGACTCGATGAAGACGAAGCATATTTAACTAAATATGAAGAGATGTTTTACAATAGCGGTTTAAGTAAACGACAAGGTGAAAAGATGCTTGAGGGATTATATAATTTCTCAAGCGATTTACAGAAAAAACAACAAGAGGAAATAGAGAGTTCAAAGAATACTAATATTAGTTTTTTAAAAGATTATTATAAGGATGAATTTGATAACAAAACAAAAATCATGAATGCGGCACTTTCTAAGTTTGGCAGCAGGGAGCTAGCTACTTTAATCGAAGAATCAAACTACTCGCCTGCTCTAGTTGATTTGCTTGTTAAAGTAGGTGAAACATTAAAATCGGACTCACTTGTTACAGGAAGTAGCAAAGCTGAAATAATAGGAGCGGAATCGGCATTAAAAGAGATAAAAAAGCTTGAAGCAAATAACGATTTTATGGTAAAATATAAGGATAAGACTCAAACGGGACACGAGGAAGCCGTAGCCCAAATGAGACAATTACACGAAATCGCTTATAATACTAAGTGACAACTTCTTCGGGTCGTATACTTTTCTAAAAAGTAACCGGCAACCTTTTAAAAAGAAGCCACGAATAAATTATCAACGATAAATATTTATTAATGGACAATTTTTAAAAGGTTACCACTATGGAACAAATTACCGAAGGCTTAAAAGAACAATTCGCCCGCAACATCGCTTTAGTAGCACAACAAGAAGGCTCAAAACTCCGCAAATATGTAAATAACGAGACTCAAGAAACGGAAGTAATCCATTTCGAGACGATGGGAACTCATGAGGCACAGCCAAGACACAGAACGACCACTGGTTATCATGAGCCAAACCATCCCGACCAACTAGAGAAACTTGACTCGTTTCAAACTCCCAAAATAACAAGACGTCAAGCAGCATTACAAGCTTACTACTGGACAGCTGCAATGGATAGAAACGACAAGCTTAATTTACTAAGTGACCCGACAAGCAAATTCCCTAAAATGGCAGGTTATGCCATGGGAAGAATGCAAGACCGAGTTATTATAAATTCTTTTGCCTCGCCTGTTAATAGCGGAAGAACGGGGCAGAATATTATTAATTTCGATGTAGTAAATAATGTCGTGCCTGTTGGCGTAAAACTTATTGATACTACCCTTGCTTTACATAATAACAACTTAGTAGGTGGTAATAACGGACAGGCGGGCGATAGAGCAAAAGAAGCAGTGCGGGCGGGAGGTCTTACTGTCGAGAAATTACTTAAAACTCATCAATTACTTAAAAAACACAGCTTCGGAGCTGACGAGAAATATTATTTGCTCTGCTCGTCTCGGCAAATAAACGATTTACTAAAAGACAATCAAGTAACAAGTTTCGATTATAATAACGTTAAAGCCTTAATGAGCGGTGAGGTAAGTACATTTGCCGGATTTAACTTTATTATTAGTGAGATGCTCGGCGGGGTTAAGGGAACTACGCACTCGGTAAGAGATTGTTACGCATTTACTGAAAGTTCTATAAGATTTGCTACTGTAACAGGTTCTATAGAGCGGCAAATAGATAAGCTGGTACAATATCACTATGCACCGAGTTTATATTACTCCGAAAGCTTTGGAGCTACTAGAGCCAATGAGAAGCACATAATTTGCATTAAATGTTTAGAGCCTGCGGATGCAGCCGGTCATGTAGGAGATCACTGGAAAGCAGCGACTGATGATGCACATTTTAACGGTCCTATTTCAGCAAGTATAGTGCCATGGCAAATGATAGGCAGGATATGCCGAAATGTCGATAATACAGCTGATATTGCGGTTGAAGCTTTAGAGCCTTTATTAATTAAATAAGTGTTTCTAAAGTAAAACCATGAAACAAGAAATAATCCGTAAAGCTTTGGTACTACTTGGCGGTAATTACGGCAGTAGCCAAGGCGGTAATACTACCTCTAAAGCTGAAAATCTTTGTGAGGAGTTTGTAAGCTCAGCAATAGAGGAAGCCTTATTATCGGTTAAATGGGATTTTGCTTTAAAGCGAGTGGATAAAATAGAGGCAGATACAAGTGGTTTTAAGATCGTCCCGAATATAGAGGATTGCTTAAAGCTTGCGGTTATAGTGCCGTCTAATTTAGAGTTTTATACTGAAACAGGTAAGATTTACTTTAAAGGCGGTAATCTTACCTCGCTCTTTTATTATAGCGGCAAGATTCTAGAATTATTACTGAATAATGACGGCAATATTTGGAAATTAACACCGCAAAATTTTAGGTTGCTTACCGCTCTTTCCTTAGCTTCAAAAGTAGCTTTTGCTTTGTATTCCGATAGCTTATTTGCTGACGGTCTTAAGAAACAATATTTGATTAATTTAGAGCAAGCAAAGCGTAGTTTTTCTACCTGCTACAATATAGTCAATTCAGGTGAGGTATAAATGTCAGAGCAATTTATCTATTCACAAAAAAACAATTTTTCAGGCGGTGAGCTAACGCCTACCATTGAGGGACGCAATGAACTTGGATTATATCAAAATGGAGCTAAAAAACTTACTAATTTTATAATTTTACCGTCAGGCGGAATTATGAGAAGACACGGCACAAGTTTTGTACATAAATTTAATAATCATACTTCCCGTGCTTCTTCAATAGTTAGAAAAATAATAAGCGTGATGTTTTCAAGAGAGTTATCATATTTACTGGTATTTGAATGCATCAATAACAAAACTACCTGCTCCTTTTTTGTTAACGGTGATTTATTTGTAACTACTAAAGAGATAAAAGACGAGGGAAGCGATTTTACATTTAAGCTTAAAAATTTTTCCTATTGTTGCTTTCAGGGAATAGCATATATAAGCTTTGGGATAGATAAGCCGATATTTAAGTTTTCTATTGATCCCGCCGTTGTCGAAAGATTTTATAGTTATATAGAGCAGCAAAGATTAGAGCCAAGAAGAACGGCTACTGCTGCTAGACGAAGACAAAATGTTAATAATATAACGATTTTATCTGATGAACATAGAATAGAATTAGACAATAGAATAGTAAGACAATTTCACGGTCAAGAAGAAATGTTTATAATAGAGCCGTTAAAAGCTCATATCGCTTATTATAAGCAAATGCAAGGTGATATACCGCTTCAACGACCGTTTAACGAAGTAATCTATAATGCCGATATAGATAAAATAAACGATGTATTAAAAGGTTTGCATGCGGCGGGAGATACTAATATTTATGAAAAGAAAGAAGAGAAATTATACGCAAGCACATTAGTTACTTTTGAAAACCGTTTATGGTGTTTTGGGGTAAATAAGAATATACATTTAATTTGGGCAAGCTATAAGGGCGATTTTTACGATTTTCGGATGTCGTATAAAACTCTTTTAGAAGCACGTAATCCATTAACTGCCGTATCTAGCACTTTTTCATCCGAAACATTCGATAACGTATTATGGACTGTTCCTTTTTCTACCGAGATGCTACTTGGGACTACCGACGGCATTTATTTAATTAAGGAGGGTGATAGGAGCAAAGGCGAGTTTATCAAAATTCATAAAGAGTTAGATGTGCCTGTATCACCTATTAAGCCCGTCATAATAGGTAAAACAATATTCTTTGTAGAGGGCAGTAATCGCAAAATTAATAGTTTATACTATTCGCAAGAAAAAGGCGGTTTTCAAATATCGGATATAACGGCTTATTCAGAGCATATATTTAATACCGAAATCAAGCAAATAGTCGGGATCAATAGCCCGTTTTCGATGATCTTTGCAGTTTTAAAAGACGGTAATCCTCCCCAAAAACAATCGACAAAAGGAGTAGAATTTTCTAGGAACAAAGAAGGAGATTCTATAAATGACAATATCAAAGCACAGTGATAGCCAAATCATGTCTATCTTAAAGCAAGCG